GAGTACCCCGCACCGCGACCCGCGGCAGCGGTTGTCATACCCGAACTAATGAGCGAGACCAGCTTTTCTTGCTGCATGGTTAGCGATCCGCGGCTTATGCCCATGTACGGCATATGCGACTGGAATTCGGTGTGCTCACTGACTAGGTCAGTGGACGGTTGTTCCGCTTGGGGTGCTAGATCCATAGAACTCGTTGTCGTTATCCAGATACACGAATGCAGGAGCGCCCTTAAAATCTTTCTCGGACACTTCTGCTATAAAATCTTCAGCGGTTTTCTCGGAGTAGCCTGACGACATCAGCACAGTTATAGCTTTGTCGTAGTCATATGCGAGGACTTCAATACCGTTACGTACAGTCGAGCCGATAATGGCCGCATCAAGCCCTTGTATAGCTACTACTTCTATATCGCTCATAGCGTATATTAGCCTGACTAATAATTAATCACAAGAAAAGTCGTGTAAATTCTTGATCCACCAGTAAAAATCGCCCTCATTGAGCGAGTGTTTCATCAAATTGACGCGGTAGCAGACTAATTGAACGTTTTCTTTGGAATAACTCTTAGAATTAGAGATGCGATCGATCGACGCGTTGTAATCTCTAACGCCTGACCCGTCTTTGTGGTGTGTTAAGAAAACACCGGAGAGGGCGCACCTACCTTCTTGCTTCTCCCACAACCTATACAGGTCTTCATTCGTGATGAAGAATTCGTGGTCGGCGGTGCGCGTCCCACGCTTCACGGCTGACCGTGCGTGGCCGAGGAGATTCTTCAAATAGTTCTCATAACTATGGGAATCGCGGATCTGTCTGAGCTGGGTCCGGCACGCGTTGCAAGTTTTCCTACCTTTCTCAAATTGCTTTAGATCCAGGGGCTTGCTGCACGTATCGCACACTCTGGTTGGTGCCATGCCGAAATATTAGCACAGGTACTAATCTGAAAGGAAATTTACCGCGTAAATATTTTTTGGAAATTTTTTTACAAAAACTACTTCTATATCCCTCATCCATATCTCCCCCCTAGCCCTGACCACGCACCCCGTCCCCCGATTCGTGATTCTGGAACCTTGTTTACGTTTTTGGCTCAGGAACCTTGTCCCGTTTTTGCCTACAGCAAATACGGTCGGTGTCATTGGTGTCTACAACAATAGGAGATTAGACATGTTCAACAACCTCAAAAACAAAGCAACTATCCTCGCAGCACAGTACGCACCAAAGGCAGAGAAGGCAGCAGCCTTCGCTAAGGAGAACTGGCGAGACATCGCACTTGGTTTGGCTACGGTACTCATCGTCGAGGACATCGACGACCTGACTGACCACGCTCACGTAAGTGCAACCCTCGACGTAATGACCGCAGCTAAAGAAGGAGTCATCTAATGAAGACAGTAACGTTCAAGAACATCTGTTCACCCAGCAACGACAAGTCAATCATCATCGGCACTAACAAGAAGAACCAACGCTGGTACTTCCAAGTGGACTCACGGTCCGCTGCCATGATGATTAGTAAGGCGATCATGAACAAGGGGGGCAAGGTTAGCCTCAATGGATGGGAACCATACACCGTGTAACACGGTTCGTGGTTAACGGAACCCGACCCGCGCTTCGCGAGTCGGGTTTTTTTGTGTCTTTAACAACGTACGGAGAAAGCCCATGAAAAAGTTTAGCTACCAATGGTGGTATGCATACTTCCAACGAGCAGGACACACGGCTCACGATTCGCGGCTCAAGGCTCACGATGCTGTGGCTCGGCGACTATGACCAGCGCTCGGCACCTAAACAGGTGTGTGCGCACTTTGGAAAATGTGTGCGCACTTCATAACCCAATTCGCGCACACACAATTGTTAACGTTATCAACGACTTACGTAAATGTGTGCGCTGTGTGCGCTGTGTGCAGGCTTTTTCAAGTTCGTTTACACATCTAAACGCTTTATTGATTTTAAGTTCTAAATCGAACTTTCATCAAAATAAGTGCGCACACACAGCACACATCTCTGAAAGCCGCATGTTTGCTGACTTTTTACTGTTTCAAAGTGCGCACACATTTGCGCACACACTGCGCACACACCCCCTGTTAAGCGCACACATCCCAAAATCACGCTCGTTATGTCCACTAACCGCGGACCACGAGCAACGAACCGAGATTCAAGCTTATCGATTCGCGTTACACGCTCATCGGTCGGTTTCAGTTGTGAATTGGTTAATTCTGACCGATTCATTATTAGTTGTAGTATTATTCCGTAGGAGGAATTAATTATGCAGATATTAAATTTGAACGTAGAACGCTGGAGCATGGTAGAAGCTGAGCATATCGACTCAGAGCTCGACTTCAACAACTTCGATCTTACAAACTGGCTTGATAATATTAGTCCAGATACTAATGAGGTAGAGGGCCAGCCTTGGAACTACAACCCGTTCGAGTTCATTAAGCCGCATGGAGGTCACTAATGAAAACTGTATTAGAAGTAGCAGCAGTTGTAGTCGCAACAGCGGTGTTAATCCCAGTTGCAGCAGTACTACTCACAATCTTAGTAGTTCTAGTTCAGAACTAAACCAAACCGCAGTGATACCAAGCCGATTCGATAACCATTACATGGTTATCGGTCGGTTTTCTTTATGTCTTTGACATTTCGTCTTTGACTAATTTTTCATCCTGGAGGATGCCATGAACAACGTAACTTTTATCGACACCGTAATCACCAACATGTCTAGCAACAAGAACCGTAACGGCACTATCGCAGCACTTGTGGACTCGCAAGACGCACCACTAGCCGCGAACCGTATTGCGTTGGCATGGGACGTACTAGTCAAGCAGCGCAAAGCAGCCAACCTTGAAGCAATCAAAACGGGTGTGCCTGCCAAAGAGATGGCAGCCAAGCCAGAGCACGTGTTGTCATTCGTGCAACAGACCATGAACAGCAGCTGTTGGGCCGCGCGCCGTGTTCTTAACTCAGGCAAGCAGACAGATATGGCCAATGGTATCGACTTCTCGCAAGACGTAGCCGAGCAAGCAGGCAACATCGAGTCCGCAGCGCGCAAAGATGTTGAGGTCACACTGATGGATGATTTCCAGATCCTCAACGAGTTGCACTCGTGGTTGTGCAGCAACATGAACTACATGACTGACCTCGATCCACTGTTCCTGTTCGCAGAGAAAGTGTGCATCGACGAGGAACAGCAGATCTACGAGCACATCCACATGTGCATGGAGTTCGATCATGTATTGCCTGTGCTTGACGAGAAAGCCATTGAGCTTTCGGAGCAAGCAGACACCAAGCAGACCGAGCATGCAGCAACGCACGTGTTCGGCGCCAAAGCTGAGAAGCCACAGCTTAAACAAGCCGCATAGGGATTTCCCCTACACCCATCTGGCCTTCGGGTCAGGTGGGTTTTTTTATGTCAGCCATAGGAGCGAATCATGACTGCAGAAGACTTATACGATGCGAAATGTAAAGCGATCGAGCACTTGAGAGTCCCCAAAAGTAAGACACACCTTGTCGCAATAGAGCCAGCGTACGGCGAAGACAATGAAACCTGTCTAGGTTGGATCGCATTCTATGACCAACAAAAGTTCTTGATACCACGGAGCGTGGACCATGACTAAAGAACAAATGAAAACGCTTGCCTCACTATCTAGTGATGGCTACGCAGTAATCGTATGGACCCCAGAAGAGCTAGGAAACGTAAGTGCCGCTCTCGTTGAGAACCGAAGTATCGAACTAGGACACGAAATCATTAACGACCTAACAGAGGGCTAACCATGAACCGCGAACAACTAATCATGAACATTAAATACTATTCAGTAATCGGCCTAGCAAAAAGTGTTGCATGTTGCGCAACAGTACTTGAATGGGCAAATAACCAACTCACTACGTTTGAATGCTGGCTAATTGGGCAGTCAACCAGGTACAGGAGATAACCGTGACCACGATAATCGAAAAAGACTTCCCGTTCACCGAGCTACGCATGCCGACCGGTGACTACTACGACAACCGTACCCAAATGGAGCGAGCAGGATTCGAAGAAACTCAAATGTGGTCAGTCGTAGAAGCCGACGCAGACGATGGTTCCGAGTATCTCTCTTATGGACCAGTGCACCACTACGTCAATTTACTCGGCTACATCGCCACCGCAGAGCATCACGACGGTGACACTTACTACGTGGAATGTATCAAGACCGCTGGAGACGCCGCAGCAGAAGCTGCTTATTTCTGTGAAAAGTGTGAGGACTAACCATGAGCCGTATGCCATGCAGCATTACCGACGATCCGTACAACGACGCCAGCGACTATTACGAAGACGAGGGTGTGTACAAATCCAAACCTGAACCCAACCCCGATGACCAGTACGACGACTGGGTATTTAAAAAGATGATGAATGACCTAGAGCCCCTGATCACCCCATTCGCAGGAGATAAACGTGACCGATGAACAAATAATCGAGATGTTCGACGAGTTTCCCAACTTGTTCTTACATGAAATCGCACTCATGGCAGGTAAATCTGTCCCTGAGCTCAAGAAAATCTTAATGAGTAGCCGCCGATGGAACTAATCATATGGACCAAAAAAGAACTGTACCTCAACCAAGCACCTAACTTTAACTTCGAAAAAAACGAAGACGAACTGCTGCACCAGGCACTACTAAGCGGTTACGTCGACCAGGTAGGTGACGACCAATACCAGGTAAACCTTAACTACCCCGAACCGAGAACATAACAATGAACAAAATATTACTTATCGCATTACTTATTACCAGCGCTACCGCCAACGCAGCCTGGTGGACAAAAATCTCAGAACAGCGATTAGCTTCTGGCGATGTTATCTGCCAATGGAAAAGCGGCTGGGGAACCAATGCAAAGTACACGACCACCGCAGGTCAAGGCTTCTGCCCAACACCTAACTAAAAAGGACATAGCAATGAGTGCATTACAACTTAATGAATTCTACGGCAGCGCGACATTCACACGCTGGTCGCCAATAACCAAAAGCGTTCTGACTGAAGGCGCGCTCTATGTAGCTGAGACAGCTAGCGCATTCTGGCTGTTTGATTCAATACAGTCGTACCTGGACCAACACCAGGCAGACTGGGCACAGACAATTATGGTTGTGCATGACGACGACAGTGCCACGCTGACCATGACGAACGGGAACGACGACCCGCTAAGCACGTGGAAAATACCATTCACCGATTTTCCCGAGCAAGAGATAAAGATCTGGTCTGTACGCAACGAGCTCAATGCTCACACCCACATGCTGCCATCGGAGTACTAATCATGAACGAAATGACTCCCGCAGAAATACGTGAATTTTACGATCGAAACATAAACATGACGCTTTTAGATTTGTCATGTGAAACCGGATTAACAGTCCCCGAACTTAAAAAAATACTATTAAAGGATGAGTCATGAACAAGAAAGAACGTATCAAAGAACTATTAAAACCTAACGCGCAAACTCATAAAACCGTCCGCGTTTTCGCGACAATGGAGACTGACCTCGAGTTAGATATCAACGTTCCAATCAACTTAGACAAAGACGAAATCTGGGAGTTTATAAGTGATGGGAACATCGACGGCGCAGATATGAGCGCAGATGAATGCCCGTGCAGCGGTGCCTGGACGTGGGACGAGCCCTGTTACGAAATGGAGTTTGACCCAGACGCAATGAATGTATCAAAGGAGATTCTAGAATCATGAGTGACACAACCGTTCTACTTCAACCCGTGGGCATCGTCCACACCCCCAAAGATCTGAAAGAACTTGAAGCATATATTGGTAAGTTCCACGGTGGAGAAGCAATAGCTGCCTTCACCTGTGCCTGGATGGCATGGAACTTATGCGCAAAACTAACCAACCCAGAAGGGAGAAAAGCTGATGTATGACCAATCATTAATGCATGAATTCAAAAACTTTCTCGATCGCCACGTCGACTGTCGCTTGGAAGCTGTGCTGACCGAAGACAACCGAACCGCGAACCACGAAGATCGTACCGCGGAGCTCGAATCAAAGATCGAAGAGCTTGAGTCGCAGATCGAGTACTACTCTGACCATGAAGATCGTATCAGCGAGCTAGAAGACACAGTCGAAGCAATCGACCGTTTTCAATTGCTCAAA